TGGTGAGAACCACGGATCACGCTCTAAATCTGTACGAGCGCAAAGACCAGCAATATCGCCATTGCAAGGAATCCAACGGTAAACATCGTTGTATTTGTCGTATTGATATTTCCAATTGCCATCTAATACTGCATAAGACGATGAGGTCAGAGTATTACGATAAGCAACAGTATCAGTAACTTCATCGCCAGGATTATTTACAACATCAGCTTTTTCTGGTGATAAAAATACTAAACAATCTTTTCTATCAGCACACATTGAAATAAGTGAGTCAGCCAAAGTTTGATTGGCTGGGCCAGAAACAACTAGCGAAATATCTACAGCTTCAGCTGAATCAAAAGCATCGTAAGCTGTTACTACGTTGGCAGTAGAGATTGTACCATCAACGCCGCCCGATAAAGAAACTGTCACATTAGAAGTTAAGTTAGCAAAAGTTTTAGCTGAAACGGTTGTTCCCCAATTGGTTGCACCGTTTGCTATTGGGTGATCCATCCAATGAATGTATTTTGATTGGCCAGCAATTACATTTTTGTAATAGTTAGAATTGCCAGAGTCATCTTTGGAATCAGAACCTTTTGAAACAAAAGAATATTTTTCTAAAATAGTTCCTTGAGTGCCGCTAATTAAACCATCTTCATCAATAACAATCACATGCATTTCATCATAAACGCCGCCTTGTTTTGATGCGTAAGAGGTTGTTCCTGGTGCAGAAGTAAATTGTGAAGCGTATGTCCAAGTGCTATAAGTGTTAGCATCTGCCATAGAAACTTTAAGTGAGTTACCTAAAGAACCAGCATATCTTGCCGCAAATACGCCATAGGTGTTTGAAGAACCACCAGAATAATTATTTTCCCAGTCATCTTCTTTTTTAATTAGGATGGCTGTATTGCTTGTAGCATTTTTGCTACTTCCATCATTTATAGCTCGAACAACTTTTAAGTTATTTGAATATGCCAAGAAATTTGCAGCAGAGAACCAGTATTCATAATTTGTAGAGTCTGGCTTGCCAAATGTATCAACAAGACGGACCTCATCGGAAATAGTGATGATTTCACCAGCTGGACCCCAAGCAAACGGACCGGCAAACGCTCCAGTTGAAGTGGAGACGGATGGGACAATTGTAGTCAGATCGATTTCTGATACATTCACCCCAGCGGATAATTGAAATGCCATGGATTTCTCCTTTTGTTATCGGGTCAAATTCTTTTCAATTTATAGTGTATTTATGTTTTTACAATCTTGACGAAATATAACCTTTTTCCGACCAAACATCACCAGAATCTACAGTAACTTCTGGTTTTAAACCGTCATCAATGAATCCAACTGGTGCCATATCTTCATCGCCAAGCATATCGTTTTCTTCCAAAAGTACCTTACGAATGTCAATATTCGTAGAATCTTTGAAGTATGTCTGTGCGGTAAGCCACGCAAACAGTACCAGACCCATCACAATGTCGTCATTATTACCTTCTTCAGCCGCATATGAATCTCTTACACGAACAAAAGTATTCAGTTCTGCTATTGTATCAAAGTCTTGTATGAGTAATTTGTCGGATTCAATGAGCGTTTTGAGGTTAGCACAACCAATTTTTTTAACGGTTTTGGTAGTTTTAATGCCAAAACCGGATGATTTTCTAAAACCACCTGAGATGGTTTGACCTTTAATGTGGTGATGGTCAATCTTATAAACATATTCATACTCCAAATCATAATGTAAAATATCTACCACCTGTTGACCTACATTATTTGTTTCAATCAATGCATAGGCCTCATTGTATCTTTTACACAGACTATAAATGACTGTCGGAAAGAACAATAATGGTAGCTTGTTATTTCTATATTTAGCGACCTGCCTGTAAGGGGTTTCAGTAACATCTAGTACATTAATTGTATGGTAATCAAGACCAACACCCTCAGAACAATCTACTGTGGCAATATACAATCTACCTTGTTTTGGTTGTTCATAAATGTCCAAACATTCTTCTTGCCATGGAGGGTCACGAAATGCTAATGACCTCAGTTTGGCGCCAGTAATTAAAGTGGCAGAAGAACCAATAAATTCTGTTTCAAATTCTTGTCTAAATTGTTCTTCTGAAGTGTTGCGAATTGTTTCTTCTTTCCACTTTGCATCACGGCCTGGTACCATAGACCAATGAACTTCAATTGGTTTATAGAGGCTGCGTTTCTCTGCGGCGTCCACCCACATCTTATAGAAGTGATTAAGGCCGCAAGGTGTAGAAACAATAATAACTTTTGAAGTTTGACCAGAAGAAATAACTGGATAGGTAGATGTAAAGAATTCGTCTGCCATGTTTTTAGGTACGAAAGCAAACTCATCTAAGAAAATCAAATTGTAGGTACCACCACGAACACCAGCTGCAGATGTTGCATATGCAAAAATCTTTGAACCATTTTCTAGTTCAATATTTCGTTTGTTCCATGTGATGATGCCTTGTTGTAACCATAACGGAAGATATTCATAGGCCTTTTGAACTCGTGAAAGAATCTCTTGCGCTAGTTGACCTTTATTAGCAAGAATAGCAATATTGTATTCTTCTTGGAACAAAACACACCACAACATATAACCAACTGTTGTGGTAGTTTTACCAACCTGTCGAGGCATTTTACAGATAGAAAAACGATTCGCATGAAAATCACGAACCATATCTTCTTGGAAATTCCACATGTCAAACGGTACAAGACCTTTGTCTACGTTGACAATTTTTACATAGGTTTTAATGAAATAAACAGGATCAGAAGCACACTTAATAAACTCTTGTGCTTCTTCTTCAGTAAATGATATAGTAACTCCAACCCGTTTTAGGTTGGAGTTTCCCAAATAACCATCGTTCATTTATTTTGTGATGCTACGAAGCATCCATTGGTGTTTACTATGAGTATCAATACGACCTGCTAAAAAATCTGCTAGGCCTTGTTTATCAAATTGATCTGCTAATTTAAAAGCAACATTTAATGTGGCAAGAACTCTTTCATTATCGGTCATCAAACGTCTTGCCATTTCTACACCTGCTGGCACAGAAGTTTCATCTTCAATTTCTGTAAGTTCCATAAAACGAGTGAATGAACCTGGTGCATATGTGTCCAAAGAACGAATTTGTTCGGCAATTGGATCTACCGCACCATGTAGTTCTTCATAAAGATTACCAAAAAATTCATGGTACTGTGGAAAATTAGAACCTTCCACATTCCAATGGTAATTATGAGCCTTGAGATACAAAGCAAATGTATCTGCAAGGACTTTCTTCATTATTTCTTGTAAAGTATCCATGGTTTTATTTATTTTCTTTTAATTGTTTGAGTAATTCTGCTGTAGATCCAACAAATACAGCTTTATCTATATTCAGATTTTGAGTATTGTTTGTGGTCTTTGGTTGTAAATCTTGTTTACGTTTCTGTACTTCTAATAAGTCTTTATTCATATCCGCAAGGTTCTTTAGCATGCCTGCCACAACTTCAAACGCTCTTGGATGGTCAGACTGTTTGGCAACAGAAATAATATGGTCTGCTGCATCATTACCTTTTTCAATTAGATCACGAAGGTTTTGTCTGGCAAACTCAGCATCATCTTCAACAGTATCTTTTACCTCCACCACCTCTGTTGCCACTATTGGTATTGGTTCTATCTCTAATGCTTCAGACAATTTTTCATTTAATTTTTTCATAATATTTTAAAATTTTAATTATAAAGCTGCAATTTTACTTTGAAAATCTGTAAAGTCAGCAGAATTTGCTACAAGTATTTTTAAATTAGCAACTGTTATTGTTGTACTAATAATAGTATTTGCCGTATCAAAAGATGAATTGGCGTGACCTCTAGCATATGGATCAACTTGCGTATCGCTTACAATTGTATTAGCGTAATTGAAAGCCGCCTGAGCAAATACTGAGGTTGTATTAGCAAAATTAAATGCAGCATTTGAATGATTTCTAGAATAAGGATCAACTTGTGTATCACTTACAATTGTATTAGCATAATTAAAAGCTGCCTGTGCATGAGAACTAGCTGCATTGGCGGTTACAAAAGCTCCGTTAGCGTATATGCTGGCACTATTAGAAACAGAAAAAGCTCCGTTAGCGTATATGCTGGCACTATTGGCTACTTCAAAAGAGCCGTTGGCGTATATGCCGGCTGAAGTTCCTTTGTTGTCTGCGGTATTTGCTGCAACAAAAGCTCCATTAGCATAAATTGAAGCACTATTAGATGATGCAAATGCACTATTAGCGTATACAGATGCACTATTTGATACATGACTTGGTGTATTAGCTTGCAAAAAAGCAGCATTGATACTATTATTTTGTGTACTATTTGTATTGTATAGTTCAATAAAGTTATTATTTGTTTTGGTAAATGCAACTCTTATTCGATCACCGTTTCCATCGTTTGCAACTATACCAATATTAATTGCTTCTCTTGCCATTTTTATTCCCTATCTGCGGTATAAATGATTGTGTCTGATCCAAATAAAGTGCTATCACCAAATGGTACATATCTATCTTCGACATACTGTTCTGGCCACTCAGCAATTTCACTCAAAAATCCAAAGTCATCATCATATTGAGCATTTCTTGGAACAGCTCTAGTTACAATTGATACTGCCTTAACAGGCGACATATCAATTTCTGTTA